TTTGTTTTCAGTAAGTTTGAAGATTTAGATTTATTTTTCCCGGGGACCCCCGCACGGCGGGTGTCCTGAACCACTGCAATTTGCGAGGAGCAATTACAATGATTAAGAGTTATGTTTCTAGGGCTGTCCTGTCTCTCACGGCCTATTGCCTACTCGGTGTGGGTTTTGCGGCGCCAGAATTCGTTTGGGGGTGGCAGCGATGGATGGTATCTGTCGAAGGTTGGGAAGATCTACACCACCCAGCAAGATAATACCATGTGCGCTGTTGAGTTGTTCATCAGTTCACCAGAGTTGTGGGAACCAGTTTTTAAACGGGCTATGGCTGCCTTGAAATATGGCAAGGATGCCTTTGTTACGACCATGCAGGTCGCTCCTGAGGAGTAAGGCTTCGGAAAACGGAGGGGGGTAATAGTGGCCCCTCTCCGTTGCTTTATTTAAAATCATTTTGGGGAAACGGTATTTTGGTGCTTGTTATTTGAAATCTAGGCTGTACCATCGAGGCATGAATCATGGAATACAAAATAAGAATCCTGAGAGATGCAGTTATTCTCATGACGATTGCCTGCATTGCTGTGGCAATACTCCGAAGCATTTGACTTAGACTACAATTATCCCCCATGGAGTCAGTCACGTGGATAGGATAAAGAAGGCAGTAGACCCACATTCTTTATTTAAGTCCTTGCTGGGCCTGATATGTATAATTAGTGTATTCGACGGGTACCTCCTGTGGCATTTTCGGGATGTCGTGGAAGAGCAAAATCCCATCATGTGGTACCTGATCCACATTCAGTCGGGAGATGTTACTCTTGCGTTGACCTGTAAGTTAGCGGGTACAATAGTTGTAACGTTAACGTCGGCCTGGTTGTTCCACCGACATAAGCGCTTGGCGTGGCCCGTTGTGGTTGGCCTCGCTGTTTTTCAGGTTTCCTTACTTTGCTACATGTTATTATTCTAGCACTCAGGAGGATATCCCCATGCACGATGGTCATCAGTTCTACCGTGGCGATGAATACAAAATGCCCCCACTGCAGAGACCCGACATCAAGGGAATTTGTATCTATCATGTATGCATCCATTGTACAAAGTCTGCCAAGCTGATTTGGTTGTCAAAGCATACGGCAAAGTGCGAGCTGTGTGGTACCATTCTTGAACGGCCTAATCCTGATTTCTCCGTCCTGTCGGCAGAGGGATTCACGCTCGAGGATCTCGACACGCAGGAACACGCTGACATGATGGACAAGATTTTCCCACCGGAGTTCGGCGATGGAATTCCCCCAGAGTTGTTAGGTAACGACGAGGACGGTGACGAGGAAGATTGGGACGATGGGGAGGAATAGTCATGCAAGGTAGAGACGCAGAATATATGAAAGCGGCCTGTATGGCAGCGACCTTTAGCAAGGACCCGGTGACCCGGGTCGGATCAGTGCTCGTCGATGGGGCAGGCGTGTTTGAGAGGGGGTATAACAACATCCCCGACTATTTATATTCGGATATCAGATCGATATCGCGCTTCGAGAAGCAATCCATCGTTATCCACGCTGAGAGGGATGCCATCCTACGGGCGGCTCGGTTCGCCAAGAAAACGATGGGCCACACGATCTACTCTACTTGGCTCGCCTGCCCCCGATGCGCCGTGGATATCATCCAGTCCGGCATCAAAAGAGCCGTTGGACACCGCCGCTGCCTGACACTTACCCCCAAGCGCTGGACCGGCCAGATCGGACAGGGTGTTCAGATTCTTCGCAAGGGCGGTGTGCGGGTTGATTGGCTTGAAGAGGACTGTGGTGTGGAAATCCTGTTTAACGGCAAGAAAGTACTCTTGTGAGCGACATGGAACAGACCTCCATTAGTGAGGCCCAGCTGATATCTGAAATCTGCAAGGCGTCACTGTTCGAGTTCGTGAAAGAGTTCTGGAATGTGATAATTCCGGAAAAGCCGGTCTGGTCTTGGCACATCAAATACTTATGCGATGAGGTACAGTATGTGATCGAAAAGGTGGTGGCTGGTGAACCAAAAACCCACGACCTGATTATCAACGTCCCACCGGGTTCGACTAAAAGCACCATAGTTTCTGTGATGGCCCCTGTGTGGGCCTGGACCCATCTCCCCGCTTTCAGAACAATCGTTGCGACACACACCCACACCCCACTCGGCATCAACTTGTCTCGGCTTAGTCGAAAAATTGTGCGTTGTGACAAGTACTGGGAGTGTTTTCAGATGGGTCTCTCTGAGGACCAGGACACTAAGGGCCATTTTGTTAATCAAGAGGGCGGCTCCCGCCTGACGGCAACCGTCGGTGGACACAGCCCACTCGGGATGCATGCCCACTTACTCATAGTCGACGACCCCATAGACCCGAAATCGGCTCGTAAGGTCAGTCAGATGGACATCAGTGAGACAAACAGATGGGTTGCGGAGGACCTGCAGAGTCGTAAAGTCGACAAGACTGTGGTTCCGATGATCCTTATTATGCAGCGATTAAAGGAAAACGATCCTACCGGCTACTGGCTCGAGCACGGGTCGGCAGTAAAACACATTAGCCTTCCCGCACGGTCGGACGAGGGCTACCCGGTTTCTCCCCCAGAGTTGCTGGACCGGTACGTCGACGACATGCTGGATCCACAGCGAATGCCCAAACAAGTTCTTGAGGCAATCAAACAGGTCAACGAGTTCAGTTACGCTGCTCAGTATGGTCAGAGCCCCGTGCCTGCTGGCGGTGGTATGTTCAAGGTCGACAAATTTCTCGCCAATCACATCGAAGAACCTCCGGAATCTTTTGACCGCGTCTTACGGTCTTGGGACAAGGCTGCAACCGCAGGTGGCGGCGACTACACTGCTGGCGTAAAGATGGCCGAGGACCAGCAGGGTAACATCTGGATTTTGAACGTGGTTCGCGGTCAGTGGGAGGTTGACGAGCGTGACGCGATCATACAGCGCACCGCCAAAATCGACGGTGCTGAGTGTCCGATTATACTTGAAGAGGAGGGTGGATCGTCCGGTAAGTTCGAAGCGAAGTACGCTGTTAAGGCCCTCGCCGGATTCCAGGTACATTGTGAAAGACCGACTGGATCTAAAGAGACTCGAGCACAGCCATTAGCCAGTCAGGTCAACATTGGAAATGTGTTCCTCGCCGAAGGATCATGGAATCAAGCATTCATCGATGAGTTACGGGTATTTGACAACCATGCACAGCATGACGATCAGGTTGACGCTGCATCTCAGGGCTATGCCCACTTTTTTAGGGTTGATCCAAGCCTTCTAGATTGGCTAAATAGTGATCAGATATTTTGAGGGTAACGACTATGGCATTCTACCATGGCAATTGCAGGCAATGCGGAAGGCACCGACCGTACAGTGATGGCATGTGCGAGAAGTGTGGGTGGACTGGGGGTAGTATTGAATCTCACGAGGTGGCAGTTACCCATTGGCATATAAAAGATTTACAAAAATCGATCGATGATCTGAGTCGGCGCTTGCATTCGTTGGAAGAGGAGATTAGGATCAAGAAAAGTTCACAAGGTTACTTTGACGATTAACAAGGAAAGAGCCAATGACTGATGCCAGTATGCATTGTTGTGATTGCTGCGGAAAAGACACGCCGGTAACGTCAATCATGTGCGATGATTGTTCCCCGAGTTACGAGGATGGTGGCGGCATGCAGCCGTGGGATCTCTGGCAGGACGAGCTTTCGTACGATTATAGCGAAGACTCGTTAGGCCCTAAGCTGGGTGAAGACCGTATGGGCGCACGACCAAATATACAGGACGGCGAAGTTACCTATTTCTAAGACCCCTTTTGTATGAGGATTATCCCGATGCTTTCCCCCGAAACGGTGAACGAACTGAAGCATCTCCTGACTGAAGAACAGCTTCAGAGCCTATTCCTCGAAATCGACACACTTTTGAAAGTTGATTCTTTGTTTCACGAAGAAATGTACCCCTTTAGGGGTGAGGAGTCGAGCGTCGCACAGACTGCCGAGTCGGTGATGAAGATTTGCCTTTCCCATTTGGCGGAGGGATGGCAACTACAACAACCTGTTGCATACCAGAAATACACAGAAGGTGGGATCGATTGTGACGTCCGCCTTTCATCCATCAGCCCAGAGAAGCGACAGCTGATTGCGGTTTGTCAGGGACCGGCCGGCAAACTCGATGAGATGTGTTCCAGGGTTGTTAAAGCAACAGAAAGCGTGGTGCTCGATGCCAAAGAAAACGAAGCGTCAGCCTCTCAGTGAGGGGGAATTATACAAATGCGGTGGGTGCGATACTCCCGGCGATGACTGGTATTGGAAAAACGCCTATGGGGCGCCCCTAGCTATCCCACTTTGTCCAAGCTGTTATGAGACGTCAATGTGTTGTAGGTCGAGAGAGCTGTGGGTTGATTACAAACAGCTGTGTCCTCCCAAAAAGCAAATAACGCGGGGCATACACGTTTTGACCATGAGGCCTGAGCGTTCTATGGATATTGTGCCCTTTAGCAAAAAGAATAAAATGTATGACTAACGACCTACTCCCAGTCCACAACTGGAAAGCAACGATCCTTATCATCGTAGCCACTGCGTCCCTTGTGTACTTCTTGTTGCAAGACGGTCGCCTACGTACTGAGCTGCCAAAAACAGAAGAGATAAAGGCACCGATCACGGCCATGTGTGTAGGGACTAAAACCCAGATTCTGTCCAAGCAGTGTCGCGTTACCTTCAGACGGTGGATGAAACAAAGTGGCGAAACCTTCATCACGTTCGAGCTTCTCACGCCCCATGCACAGTACAAAGGCAAAGTCGAATCGGCCCGTCCTGTGCATCAGCTGAGGCTGAAGAAACCACAAGCACCTGTCCGCCGCAACGATGTTGTATAAGGGCTTTTATGTACCAGCTCTCATCCACACGTGACATATTAAAACAAAACCTGATGCTTCCGCCGGAGCTGCAGAAGTGTGCGGTAGTTCTGCAGTTCCAGCGTGACATGCCAAAGCACCGCACTGAGAACTTTTACCGCATCCGCATGTCCCCACACATGCTGTCTGCGGGGGAGGGTCAGTTTTGGAAGCCAGAGGTACTGCAGCCAGAGAGAGCTGGCAGGCAGCGGTGCCTGGGCTGCCGGCAGTTTATGGATAAAATTGGATCACAATCCTACACATGCACTAACGCTGCGTGCATGAATTGCGGAATAACTACAATGTGTGGCCCCGTTCGTGGTGTCCAATCAGTGCTTACGGAGTTTGAGTCGCCCCACCCCCGCACAAAGAAGCTGACAACTGTCTCTTTCTTAAAGGGAAGAGAATGGATTTCTGTGAAGGAATCTTCTTGGCTATCTGTCGGACGGTATCATCTACGTAAGATCGGTCAGCAGGTGGGTCGAAACGACCCAAGGCTCGCGACGGCGATATCTACTTTCCTGAAATGGGAAAATTGCAAGATTCCAAATGACATAGTCGGTGGATGTGTGTTAGTATTAGATAGACGGTATGACGACGATTGCTTAGCCGCCGTGTGGCGGACAGCAGGCATGCTGTGTGATGACATGGGATGGAGGATGAAATAATTACATAAAAATAGATAGGACAGGATCGTGTTTTACTTGTTAGAGCAGTCAGTACTCGAGGTGGAGATGGAAGACCATCTTCCGGAGATGGCGTGGAGTATATTTGACGATTCCCCAGTTGTTAGAGCGTTTGGCCAAGAGGTCACGGTCGGCGACAGGGAGTGGGTCTTATTTGCGTTTGACGAGTTCGAACTCCTACTCCCGCCAGAGTGCGTTACCGCCCTCGAGCAACCAGTCTGAGGAGGACTACAGATGTTGGTAACCAAAAAGCCGATGCCCCGGTCCGGCTGGTGGCAGCGTGCGTTGGTATTAACACGCCGCCGGTGGCGAGACCTTGACCGATTGCTCGAAGTGCGATCAAAGCTCCGCCTCTTACGGGAAGAGAACAGCGATCTGAGGGCGCAGGCAGACGGATTGCGGGAGATAATAGATTCCTTGCAGTACGAGAACCAGCTTCGGGGCATGATTGCCCAGGCTGAGCAACAGAGCTTGTCAAAAGCCGTCCACACACCGCGCTAAATCCCAGTAACTTTTACAAAATCTCCCCTTACGTTTAATTTACTTTCCACTAGGCAACGATATATGGTACACAACGGTCTTAACTTTGCACCTGTCAAATGTTGTCTAATCAAGGAGAGTGTCATGGCACGCGGGACCGATAAATCACTCGATGAGCTGTTGCGTGAGAAGTGCCCGATGGAGATCACCGACGGTAAGGGACGGATTTTGGGGGCGGTTGAGATTGATGAGCCATCCGGGCAGCTACGTTCTGTTTGCTATTCCGCAAAGTTCGTGAAAGCACCACCCCACGACCTTGTCACTGACAACCTTAACGAGGCTGTCATGCACGCGGCGTGTGGGCGACAATTCGGAGTACCTGCAGCATAATGCTAACAGTATACACCACCATTATCGGCCCATATGACAACCTCCTCGAACCCCCGGCGAGGCAGCCAAACACGCAGTACGTCTGCTTCACCGACCAGGACATTGAGAGTGATACGTGGGAAATTCGTAAAGTTGAGCCTAAGATGGTGTATAAGGAGAGAATACTATCGCCTCGCCGTCAGAGTAGGTATTATAAACTTCACCCCCACCGTTTCTTTGAGGGGCCGACCCTGTATGTGGATGCTAATATAGTACTGCGGGGCCTTCCGCCAGACTGCACTGGCCATGGTATGAAGTTGTTTAGCCATCCCCGTAAGTGTAATATCTATAAGGAGGCAATTCTTGCTGGCCCTCGTGGTGATGAGGGCGACATTAACCACTGCGGCCGGCAGTCTGATGCGTATACACTATTAGGCATGCCACTGGAGGCCCCACTTTTTGCGGGTGCTATTATCTATAGAGAGCCAACCACGCAGCAGTTTATGTTTGACGAGGCTTGGTGGAGGTTTTACTCCACAGGCTCTGCAAGGGATCAGCTCCCCCTTAATTTTTTAATCTGGGCGCTAAATTATCCAATTCGCCGGTTCGACTATACTATCTTTAAAAGTCCGTGGCATAAGTGGCCTCTTAACCACAAGTAAAGTCGGGTATTGACGGAAACTTCACCCCGGACTAGTATTATTCTATGCCACGCTCCAAATTCTTCAAAAACCAGACGCCCCCGGTTCGCCAGGGTGGTGATATAAGCTCCCTGCTCTCAGGCACCCCGTACGGTGGGTCTTCGGCGATGTCCACCGCCAGTGCCGCTCGAAAAGGCGACGAGGTTGACAGCTACACGCTGTACAACTATCTGGCCGTGACCAGGATTGCGATGCGGGCTTCGCAGCAATTCCCGATGGTCGGCCTTGTCGAGAACAAGAAGAAGATTAAGCCGTCATCCAAGGACGACAACAGCATACAGCTTAATTTAAATGAGAGAAAGTGGCTGCAATCAAATTACGGTGGGCGGATTGTTCAATCTGCCTTGCACCAGGAAGTCACCCTGCTCGGCGACGACCACCCCTTGGTAGCACTATTTCACCATGTAAATGAAGACGATTGGTGGGAAAGTTTCCTGTTTGAACTCGTGATGTTTCTCGAGCTCACAGGCGAGGCCTATGTGTGGATGGTCCCCTCTAAACTTAAGACAAAAAATGCTCCGCACGGCCTCCCGTCCCAACTCGTAGTCATCCCCACACAGTGGGTTGAGCAGCCGGTGGACAGTAAGGGCAACATCTCATCCTACCGAGTCAATTTCCCCGGTAAGGGTAGAGAAGTCCGGGACATCCCAAAACGAGACATACTGCTTATTAAATTCAAGAACCCCCGCTCAAAAACACACGGATACTCGCCGGGATCTGCAGGCGGCCCGTGGATCGATGCCAGTAACGCTATCGAAGAGAGTCGGGTGCGAACATTCGGCAACGCGATTGTTCCGAGTGTTTGGCTGAAAGTCCAGGAAGGCTCTGGCATTGGCCCGAAGGATTGGGAGAATCTGGATAGACTCAAGGAGCGCTGGATACAGAGAGCTGCTGGCTTGGACCGATGGCGTGAGCCACAAGTCCTTCCCCAAGGTATTGACGTCGACGCAAGTGGGAATCTCACACCGAAAGAGATGGAGTTTCACAACTCGGCCCCACAAATAAGGGACGATATCCTAGCTTTACGAGGCGTCAACAAATTTGTAGCGGGCTACACTGAGTCAATGAATAGGGCGCAGGTCGAGACGGCCATGACGCACTTTTCTATTCTCGTACTGAATCCATTATTGCGGATGATTGCCGGTGCGCTTCAGGAGAAGCTTGCTCCGAAGTACGATAAGAGGATCCGCATTTGGTTCCCGGACACAACCCCTGCAAACCGAGAACAGCAACTGTCCGAAGCCAGATTCTTGTTCAGCATTGGTGGGCTGACGCCAAACGAAGGCCGTCGAACGTTTAGCGACTTTGGTCTTGATGCTGTTGATTCTGAGAACTACCGACAGGGCTATATCTCAGCAGGACTTGTTCCACTCGCTGATGCCGATTGGCGGAGCGACATGGATGGCGACGGTAAGCCTGATGATAAGGACAATGGAGATAAGGAAGACAAGGAAGAAGAGGAACATGCCTCATTCCTTGCTGGTCTAGAGATATACAGCGCGAACGGCAATGGTTCTACTACCCCTTCTTCAAACGGAAACGGGCATCATAATGGCAATGACCGGCCGCTATCTGAACCAATCCTTATCGCTCAGCCCCAGCGAGGAAGTGACGAACCCCTACCAGGGAATAGTATACGATTTGCAGACACAGATCCGGGAGATAACGGACGGGCAGACTGACGAGGCTTTCGGGTTTGCCAACGAGCTGTGCCGCACGATGGGTGTTTCTGAAGTCCGGTCACTCGAGGTAGCCCTCATACGGCTACGGACCGGGACGCCGCTTACCACAGCAAAAGTGTGGCGGAGCATTTGAGAATGGCTGGTAAGTTGGATGCAATGCGGGGCCAAATCCGCAAACAGCGTCGCATGCTTCGCGACACTAGGGAAAGGCCATTCCGCGCCGCCCTGTCAAAGTTCTTCAAAGCCCTTCGTCGCCAGGTGGATAGTAGGGTATCAGCTCTGGGCCGGACCCCGGCCATCGAAGAGATCTTCCGGGCTAGCGAGTTCGCCGACCACTTCGGTGATGTAGTCCTCCCGCATATCAGCCGTTCAATGTTTATGGGAATTAAGGCTGAGTACGATCTTATAACGTCGTTTACCGCAGACCAGAGTGTGCGGCAGGGACCCGATTTCTCTGAGCCGCCCGAACCCTCGGACATTATTCTACCGGGTGGTTTTGATATACCTGTCTCCCGTAAAATGCGTAGGGAGATTTCTGACTTCTTGAAAGAGCGGAATGTCGGGCTGTGGAAGGATGTTGGTAGTACAGTACACCGCAAACTGGAGAAGGCGGTTCTGACTTCAATAGAGGAAGGGGAATCGTACGAGCTCCTGTCCGGGCGTATTTCCAAGTCCCTCGCGACGATAGGCAAGACTAACCCACTGGTTATTGCGCGGACCGAAATTGGTTATGCCATGAACAGCGGTTCCCAGATGGAGCGAGAAGAGCTGGGTATCGAGAATAAAGAGTGGTTGTCGACAATAGATAATAACACACGCTCGGGATCTGACTACAATCACCGAACTATCCCGGAAAGGATAGTACCCAATAAAAGCCCCTTTACGGTTTCTGGAGAACGGTTAATGTATCCCACAGATAGCAGTTTAGGTGCGTCTGCGGGCAATATCGTTAACTGTAGATGCGACTCAATTGTATCTCTGGAATCGCTAAGCTAGACGGTCGTCAGTAGTTACTATTGCCAAGAAGTGGTATTCTACTATACAACTTAATTTAATTAGAGGAGACTTTTCAATGGTTTACGGCACTAGTTACGACTACACGGTAACTAAGCTAATTAGGGGCGACGAGGTCGACGAAAAGCATTCGCTATTTAAGCGAGTTGACTTAGCGGGCACAGAATTGCCTTCAAAGTCTCGGGAAGTGCGAGCTCAGATTACTAAGCTCCTAGAAACTACGCATTCACGGGAACATGTTGTCGAATCCGACAAGGTACAGATAACACTGAAGTCAATTACTCGCTTCATCCCACAAAAACGAGTAGAGATAGAAACTGACATCTGGTCCCCTGGTAGACCGGGACGACCACCGAAGCAAACAAACAGTTAATACTGCTATAAACATAACAGGAGAGCCGGGATGACACGAATACTGAAAGAGCAAGGTAAAATTCTAGCCGAACTCCGTCAGAACTACCCGGGACTGATACGTAATTCTAATTACGTCGGCTTGTCGAATGAAAACGCAGTCGTGCAGTCGGTGAACGAAGGCCAGATGAAGGCCAAGTTTACTATCGTTACTCGCCAGGCAAGTCCGAATCTGCATAACAATAAAGTACAAATTACTCCCTCGAAAACGGGTAGGGGGATGATTTTAGATATACATAAAGGTGCCCCGAACGTATTGTTCGAGCACGGAGAGAGTTACCTCGGCAACATCCCAGTGGGGGTTTCTGAGGATGGCGGACGGTATACAGTCCGCAAGTACGCTAAGAAGGCCACTGCTGAAGTCGTATTCTCACAGGCCTTACCCGACGCCCAACTAATCTTCGCACTGGTAGCGGAAGGCACCATGCGCATGGCCTCGATTGGGTTCATTCCCACAATGGCATCGGCGTTTGAGGTACAACAGGCAGAGAGTGAGGACGGCGAGGTCCAGCAGGTTTGGCCGCCGCCGGTAGGGATGGACTTCCATGAATCTCTCCTACTCGAGTGGAGTATTGTCAGCACGGGTGCAGACCCAGGGGCTTTCAAGCAAGCACTCAGTCGAGGAACTATTCATGGTGAGAAACTCACCCCACAGTTTGGCATGCTATGCCAATCTCTCGCCGGTGAATCAGGTCTGGTAGTTCCAGGATGGGGTATCGGTACCCAGAATGATCCGGATACTGCCACGTTTTCTGATGAGTGCTGTGAACCGGCACTGTGTACAAAGTGTGGAACAGAGATTATTGATGAGGAGGATTTGGGGGACGAGGCCGACCCCGCCCCTGACGTCTTGTGTTTGTTAGATGACGAACAACGACTCAGTATGCTAAAGGATCGGTTTGCTGACGAAGCATCTGATGAGAGTATGCTTGAGTTGTGTCGACGCACAGAGGGGTGTAACGGCGAACGTCTGCAGAGTTTGTGTGATTTTATTGTAGATTGCACGCCAGAAGAAGATTCTGTATGCCAGGCTTTATCAGACTATCTGGACGATCTTGAGGGAGAGTCCATATCCCAGTCTGTGGCAGCGGAAGAAGTGGTAGCGGAGCAACCTGAGTTAGGTCCATTTGCCTGTGACGACTGTGAATTAATCGCAGACGAGGATTTGGGACTGCTCGGAGATATTGGACCGGAATTTGGTTTTGACTATAGTCCTGACACCGTGTCGGACGAACAGTCCATCCCAGAGCTGGTAAAAGAAGAGGTGTTGGAAGAGGCTGTCACCCAGTCTATTGATTTAGTTCAGGTGGCGAGCCTACTGGCATCCGGGTTGCAGTCTCCGCCCCCGGCCGTAATTCAAGAAGCGCCGACGAAGTCTCTCGATGTGGAGCAACTGAGTGCCACACTATTGGCGGCATTTGAAACAAAATTTGGAGAGATGAGTGACGCGATTACCTATAATGTAAACAAGCATCTGACACGGGTCACTGGTCAGGTGGATGACTGAAAGCCATAGTGGTTTTTGGTTATTTAAAGAGTGACATAGTGTGAAGCAAGAAGCTGACCACTGGGCGCCTTGTCCGTTCGAAACGGCACGTCCATTTCAATTACCAGGAGAATTAACCAATGGCAAGTGAAGAAATGGGCAACGCCCAGGAAGAAACTGCTTCATCTCCTGATTCAGTACAGCAAGCCTTGCAGCCTGTGATTGAATCGATCAATCAAAAGCTGGAAGACGCTACAGCAAAGCTGAGCCAGGATCTTTCGAGCCAAATCGACGAAAAGGTCGCCGGTTTGACGCAACCAGCAGAAGACGTAAGCGCGTTGTTTAACGACGACGGCAAAAGTCGATCTGCACAGCACCAAGCACGTCGTGGCGAAGACACTCTTTCGAGTCGGCCTTTCTCGATCGTACGCCTATGCCAAGCGATGCACCCAAAGAGTCCCGTAAAGCATCTTGATGCTAAACTGGAAATGGCGATTCACCGTCAGCTGGCCGAATACTACGCCCAGAACGGTTTCGCACAAGCGGACAGCTCTTCGTTTCTAGTACCGTTTGGTAGCCAAATGCTTCCTGACGATATTGAGAACGTCTCGGCAGCCGGCAACGATCGTATTCCGAAGTCGCAGTTTGGCGATATCATGGGAATGCAGATCAGTAAGCAGCGTCTTAACGCCATATCTCAACGAGCCGGCCAAGGCCGTGTTGGTGGATATCAGCGACAGGCTCTGTCTGTTTTCGATGACACCGGATTGGGTATTTACACCGACTCCGACCTGAGTGGCGAACTGATTGAACTCGTTCGTGCCCAGGAAGTGTTTAGTCGAATTGGCGCTCGTGAAGTCACACTGAACCCGAATGGAACGCTTGTATTCGGTAGCCAAACAGGCGCCGCGACGGGTTATTGGGTCGGCGAGGGCGGCACGATTACAACCTCGGAACCGACTACTGGCCGCGTGGCAATGCGGGCGAAGAAGTGCGCTGCCATGAACGTCATTCCTAACGAACTGTTCCGTTTCGCGACACGCGACACCGAAGCATTCTTGCGAATGGACCTTGCTAAGGTTCTTGGCCTTCTGATGGATTCAGCCTGCCTGTACGGCGTCGGCGGAACCGCAGAACCGCTCGGTATCACGAAGCGAACTGGCGCAGCCGGATCAGTCCAGACGAAGACTGCCGGTACCACCGCCACAAACGGCGATACGCTCGAGCCGGAAGACCTGAGCGGAATGCTGGCTGCAATCGAAGACCTGAATCACGACATCGATGGTCGTGGATGGGCCTGGCTGATGCGTGGCAAGATGTGGCACAATATTCTTAATCGTCGCAGCACCCCATATTCTGGTGGAGCAACCGACGGAAGCTTCCTGTTCGCAGTGAACCGCGAAGACATCCGATCTGGCGCCCCGGCATCTCTGTACGGCCACCCGGTCTACAAGAGCGGCCAGGTCAGCAACACGCAGGTTAAGGGTTCAGGAACGGATCTGACGGACATCCTTGGTGGAATTCCGGACGACATTCTCATTGGCCGAGTCGGAGTCCTCGAATTTACATTGGGAGTTGAAGGCACGGTTAACTCCACTAACCTCTTCGAGACGGACCAGGCAGCGTTGCGTTGTATCGAGCACGCAGACATGAACATGCGTCATGAAAACAGCTGGTGCTGGATGACGGATGTCGACCTTGACCTGCCGACAGGCGTGATTTGATTTAGGATAGGATTTGGACTTGTCCCGGAAGGGCCTCATACATATGGGGCCCAACCGGCAGTTCTAGCAGCTGTATGGTTGCTAGAAATAACCCTTAAGGAGAGAAAATACTATGCCTCATGGCAATCCACTGCACGACCTTCGTAATAACGCACGCGCCGATGCTAGCATCCCCCCGGATGAGAGCTACTCGTCTTCTGACGTGAACGGTACGTGGGTTGATATGTCAGCGATTTCTGGGCCCGTTAGTTTCTGTTGCCAAGTTGGCTCAGCTTCGGGTTCGCCGTCAGCCTTCTCCATCAACTTTTATCTTGAAGAAGCTGACGACAGTTCTGGTACCAACGGGGCAGTTGTTGGAACACAGACAGAAGTCACGATCACCGCGGACGATGGCCACGGAATCGGCCATGCCATAACCACTAAGCCTTTTGTTCGCGTCGTCGTAGATGACGGTGACTCCTCTTACACTGGCGGGACCACGCCGGCGATTGAAGTCAACGCGTTGGTTTTGGCACAGAAAGCTAATTATTGAGATACGGGTTTGATATAGTTCCGTAGTGACGGTTCATTCAAAACGTACACTGTCGTACTATCCCTTAATCTGGTGGTACGGCAGTTTTTTTTTACCCCCACATGCATGACACCAGACAAGTGGTGTTGGAGTAAATGACCGACATGAGCGACACTAATACCTTCCAAATACTCGAAGCTATTAAGGAGTCGGGAGATCGTCAGGAACGTGCTATGGCGTCCCTGGGCGGGGACATACGACGCCTCTTAGAGGTAGTTGTTGCGCGCCCAGATGACTGCAAACTTCCGCACCAGCAGGCTAATGGTAACGGTAAGAAAGAAACCAACTTCACGATGCTCACAGCAGTGGCCGCTATTATTTTTGGATTAATGGCCCCGATGTATGTGATGCTGGAGTCTGTAAGTAACACAGTTAGCACACAAACTATGCAGATGCATAAAGACGATGACCGCGAGCGTAATGATGCTGCGGCGATGGCTAGGGTAAATGGATCTCTAAGAGAGATTGAAACTCAATTCGACGGGATTCGCATTGCGATGGATAAGGACGAGTACCATGATGCTCGCGGAGATGCCAAAGTAGAGGACCGCCTCGACCAGCTGGAGCAGCGAGTATTCAAGATTCCTTCTGCGTACCCGCCCAGTGACCCGACCCCGGCACAGTTGTCTGGGAAATACGAAGCTGGTCGTTCCCAGCCTGACAGTAGATAGAGCGAGGGGGATTACTACTATGCCCATCACCGCGCGACACGCGGCACGACTTGCAAATCTGGCTTACTTAGATGGCCAAGAAGCCGAATTCTTGGCGGAAGACGAAGGATACACGAGTTGCTCTTTCATGGAGGCTGGCGATACGCAGTGTCTTTGTATTGAGTATGCAGACGACGTGGCAGTCTCGTTCCGCGGAACAGAGCCTTTCAGCGTCCAGGACTGGCTTGGAAATTTAGATTCCAGGAAAATAATTAATCAGTTTGGGCCGGGCAAGATTCACCGTGGGTTTAGTGATGAGCTGGAAGTCATTTGGCCGCAAGTGTTTAACTACCTAGAGGCGTCCAAGAAGCGGACACATTTCATTGGGCACTCGAAGGGCGGGGCCCTTGCAAACATCGCTGCACTCCGTATGATTTATAGCGGTAGAGAGACACCCGGTTTGTGGACATTTGGTGCGCCCAGGTGTATGAACAAGAAAGCTGCACTACATCTAGAGAAAAAGGCAGTAATTTATAGGTTCGTCAATTACACTGACCCTGTGACGTGGCTCCCCCGTGGATGGTGGGGTTTCAGACATGCCTCTCCTGCCATTTACTTTCGAAACTTTGAACGGGAACAGATCCTAGACGACCCGCCATATCGTCTCATTTGGTGTGATGCTATGGGTGAGATTGTCAAAAATAAATTCCAATTACATAAACTGGCTTTACGGGACCATTTGATGCTGAACTACACTCTCCAGATAGTTTGCCATTTTGGTGCTGGTGGGAATAAGTTTAGTTTCTTCGAGGAGAAGTCGAAATGAGACGACCAGCGGTATTATCTGCAATTGTCATATTCGTCTTTGGACAGACCGTAAACGCTGCCCAGTACGTGACTGATAATTTTGTGGTGACGTCACCCACTGCTGCACTTGCCCAGGAGATCGGCCTAACACTTGAGAAGTATCGCAAGAGTTTGGCCATTGAGTGGTCAGGCAGGGCGATGCCAAAATGGTCCCGACCGTGTCTTGTGGATGCAAAAATTCATCCTAGTGGGAGCGGCGGATTTACTCAGTACATTGTAAAAAACAATCGTGTTGTTACTGGTTGGCGAATGAAGATGTGGGGGTCGAAGAGGCACCTTTTAACATCCACAATCCCCCATGAAGTGAGTCATACGGTCTTTGCATCGTTGGCCGGAAAGCAGTTACCTAGATGGTGCGATGAGGGCGCAGCAGTGCACGCTGAAGGGGCCGCGGAGCTTCGGAGGTATACTTTGAGGGCTAGGGAGATGGCTCGCCTTAGCCAGCACTTCCCTGTCCGCTCACTGTTCGCAACCAAGGAGTACCCGGACGGTTCTTGGATGTTCGACTTCTATGCACAGTCGTACACTATTAGTAAGATTCTGGTAGAGGCCCGCGGTAAGCCGTACTTTTTTAAGTACATGCGCGCTGGTGGGGATGCAGTACAGTTGAGGAGGTTTTATGATTTGACGCCGGAGAGTCTGTATGAGCAGTGGTTGGTGACACTGAACGAAGAGGTTAGGCCGGCAGCCGCCCCAACACCCGTGCCAAACACTTCGCCCGAACCGGCCGCAGCAGTTGCACCACCACCGACGATAGACTGGCCAGCATTACCGGAGGCTAGGCCGCCAGCCCCCGCGGTCGAAATCGAGTACGAGCGCCCAGTTCTGTATATGTACACTACGGCCCGATGTCAGCCATGCGCGTATGCAAGGCATGACAGGAAGATGGGTTTGTGGACGGCTCTTGAGGCTAGATTCGATGTTATTATCCGTGACGTTGCAGAGTATACGGCAGAGGCCCGTGGGTTGGGGGTTGTAGTAGCTCCGTCATGGGTTATTTCTGGTAAAATCATTGCAGTGGGGTATGAGGGGCCTGAGTGGTTGTTGAACAGGGCCTCAGCACATGCAAAGGTAGATAGGAGACAGCCAGGTGTGTGTAGATGCGGCCCACTGTGTTTTTGTGGCCCACGATGCCGGTGTAGGGGTGGACAGCGCCCGTGCCCTGTATCTAAACCACCCGAACCAGTTCCCGATGAAGACACCTTTAGGAGGCTAATTGAGGAGTTCATGGTCCAGAATGCTGATCTGTTCCGTGGTGCTGATGGAGCCCCGGGTAGGGATGGGTTGTCTGGTGAAAATGGACAAGACGGGCATCCCGGTGCAGCACCTACAGATAGGCAGCTAAGGGCCGCACTCGCGGACTTCTTTAGAGCGAATCCTATTGACGATTTACTGGCCTACGCCGTATCGTCATACTTTGATAAGCATCGTGATAAGTTCAGGGGAGCAGACGGCAGAGATGCGACTCTACCTGACTTGTCTAAATACTTAACAAGGGCAGATTTCGATCGATGGGTAAGGGACAATCCCCCAGATCTACCGCCCATCATTGACCCTGTCCCCGATACACGCCACATCGTTATAGTGGCAGACAAAGACGCGGATTACTACGCTCGTCTTGAGCCGGAGATTGCTCGGGCAAAGGAGCATTTTTCAGGAATCCGTATCGCAGCCCCGCCTGCAGACTTCACGGTTAAACATCCTCAAATCGTGTTGTACGAGGGCTCGGACTGGCTACGTAAGATCGTTGGCAGTCGTGCGGTCAACGAGGCATTGAACCTAATCGCACGCGAGGAATTTGCTTGGTAATAGGAGAAAGAATATGGCCATGGATCCCGCTTTGGAAAATTTGATGGCTGCAGAAATTGCTTCTGGTAGCCGTGAATCTGCTCGGCTGAGTGGTGTTGCAGATCGTAACCTTACTCAAGGCCTCGCAGTCATCCAAAACGTTTTAGTGCAACAAAATGGCGGG